ACATAGGGCACGTCCGTGATCGTCGCGAGCGCCTGCGTCCAATTCCGGGTCGCGTTGAAGTTCGATTGGAGCGTGTTCTGCAAGGCACTGTTCTTGTACCGCTTCCAGCTCGAGGCCGTCACTTTGTAGATCATATCCGGATACATCATTTGGACATCGATGGACTCAATGAGGAACGCTCCAGATATGCCGAGGCTGCTGTTCTCGATGTTCTGTGTCTGTCCGACCTTTAGTCCTACCGGGTTGCGCGTAGTATAAGAGACGACTTTTCCCATCGTCGAGGCGTTGGTGATCATCCCCTGCGCCAGTGATATGCCCTGATCGAGCGAGGCCGCGTTCGTGATGTCCTCCCAATGTTGATAGACGCCAGTCCCACCTTCCGCTGCCGCCCTTGCAACCATCTCAGCGGTGTTGGAGATGCGGATCTGATAGGTGGTCTGCACGCCCGCGACCTGGAGCATGATCCGAGCCAATATCTGATTGTAATAATCGTTCTTGTCGAGACTGACCTTCATAGAGTTGACAAAATAATGGCTCGGGCTGTCGGCGTCGGCTATGTCCCACGGAGCCGTTTTGTAGCCTATTGCGTGATACCTAAACTCCTTATACGGGTCAATGTACCATATCCAGCCGGTCGCGGTGTAGATGTCGTCCAGCGCCTTCTTCGCCGTCGCCGAGGTCCAGTCCGGAACATTGAAGGTTGCCGAACCGTCGGGAATGCAGCCATATCCTATCCCTTCCGGCATAAGCAAATGGAGCCCTATGTAATTGCAGTAATACTTGCCGTCGTGACTGGACATGAAGTTCTGATTGACAAGTTTCCGGTTGCAGATCTCAGAATAATTCCTGACTGAAATGTGCTGGATAAGCACGTCCGGCTCCTGCAGTTCATAATCGACCGAACTGACCAATCCACCGAAATATATCTCCGGTACAATCACGGAGTTACAGGACGGACCGGAGTTTGCGATCCAAGGATCGGGGGCGATAGACCAATTGAGATACCCGCTGCCATCGTCCACCAATGTTCCATTGTACCCGTGCGTGCCTGCGTCGGTGAGCGATGTGCCTGTTCCCTCATCGCATTGCCAATATAGGTACAGGTTCGGGTCGGTTAGGTCGGCACCGGACAACCGGGTGAATGCATTATTGCTGATCTCGGTCGGGGTCCGCAGGTCGATCCATATCCTTGCGTCTGCAAAATACTGACCTATGCCATAGGCTGCCCCTTGGCCCGTGAACCAAGCCGCCCAATATCGACTGGCGCTATATGTCTGCCTCATGGTCCCCGAGGGCGTGGATGTCGTTTCCAGCGACCCGTTGATGTACAGTTTCAATGTGACCGCCGTCTCTCCGCCATTAGTGTCCCAAGTGACAGAGATCCTGCGAGATATGTCCAGCTCCACGGTGGTCGTTGAAACCAGGATCGGGTCTGGATAGGTGATATTTGGGAACCTTGCGAAGTAATAATATTTTCCATCGGAATATTGAAACTTCAGTCCGAGCTCAACGATATTGTAATATTGCGAGTGGTCGGAGATCCTTATCGAGCGGATCGCCCCACCGACAATGTATATGTCACCAGTCGCACCTAGGTATCGGAGGTCGGGCAGGTTGTAGAGGTTTGCGAATACGCCCTCTATCCCTCCGCTCAATAGTGCATTGAAGGCGATCGTCCCCTCTGCATGTCCTTCGTGGGATGATTCATACCGCAGCCCTGTGGGATTGGGGCTAGGGACCGTTTGGTTGATCGTTTCCGAGTCCCCGCTGTAAATGATGACCTCCTGCCCCCTGGTGACGAGCGTCCCTGGAAGGACCTCTCGTATATCGAACGTCGCCGTTGACGGCTGTCCTAGCCTATGGTTCATTTTTAGCGAGTCCATGAAAATGTTTCGCCGATCCCCCCCGATGAGCACCCCCATGTCCTCGATATTAGCCATTTTACATCCCCGCGTCCTTGAGCTTCTGCGCTACCGCCGCCGCCGTAATGTCCGCATCCTTCGAGCCGTCGACGTTGATGGTCACGTTCTGGATGGTTCCGGACGATACGTTATCGGTGTGGTTCCAGTCGAACTGTTTAGTGCTCGCGTTCCAGGTCGCTCCCTGAGAGGTCGCCTGATCGTACTGAGATTGCGATATGCCCGCTGCCTGCCACGAGTTTTTGGCCACGCTGTTCAGGCCCGAGCTCCCGCCGGAAGAGGAAGACCCGGAAGACGAACCGGAGGAAGAGGCCGAGGCCGCCGACGATTCGCCGCTGCTCCCGCTGCCGGACGTGCCCGCCCCGTACATCGAGGACGCGGCATAGACCGCAGCCGCCGAAGCCAAAGCCACCCCCACAATCACCGCGCCCGCGCCCATGGTCGAGAGCGTTATCCCCATCGCCTCCGCCGCGTTGAGTATCCATTGGGCCGTGGCCGCCGCGATGAGCACGCCTGCCAACAGAGATAGTTCCGCCCTCAAGGCCGGGTCCTGGGTGGTGAATGCCTCATAGACCACAAAGGCCGCCCCCGCCGCCGCGCCCATCGAAATGAGCGCCCCCTTGTTCTCACCTAGTGCATTCGTGATCTTCCCCAATGCCCCGCCCATGTCGAGGTCCTTGAGCGTCTTGTATGCCTTCACCGCCCCGTCGATGCCTGTGATGACAGCCGGGAGGAAGGTGATCGCCGTCTGCGCCGTGACCTCGTTCAGGTGGTCCTGGTCCAGCTTGACGGTCTGGATCGAGTTGTCGTAGGCGTCCTGGGCGACCTTGAGCTTGTCGGCGGCGTCCTTCGCCTGCTGTGAATCGACGCCGTACTTCTCGACCGCCGTGTTGTAATCGCCCTGCGCCTTGGTGAGTGTGATCTGACTTGCTTCGGATGTCTTGTTCGCCTTATCGAGCCTCAGTTGGGCCTTCTCTATCTGGTCGTATGAATTGTAGAGTGACAGTCCTGAAAGGGCGAGCGCCGAGGAGGAGGTGACGGCGTCCTTGAACGAGCTCGAGGTCTTGACCGTGGCCGCGCCGGTGGCATTGGTGGAGGTGGTGACCTTGTCCTGCGAATTGGCGATCTGGGTATTGGCGCCGTCCACGGTCTTCGAGGTTGTCTGTGCCTCCTTCCCGAACTGCTGCGCCGCCTGCCCTGCCTGCTGATAGCCCTGCACCGCTCCGGATGCGTCGATGGTTATCTTTCCAGTTACCGCCTCGACCTCTACCATATCAATCCTTCCTCATCATCATGTAATGCGCCTGCCTGATCTTCGCCGCCATGAGCTCGGCGGGGTTCGCTTCCTCTCTCTGATAGTTCGGCATGAAGTCGTCGGGGACGAACTTGCTCTTATCATCGGCATGGACCATTCCCCCCGCGTTCATCACCGCCGCGCATATCTCCGCCTTCCTTCTGTCCTTTCGTTTCTCTCCCTCCAGGTATCGTTCGGCCAGCTTATCGAACATCTTGGGCGGCATGTTCCAGAACTCCTCTTCGCTCAATCCGAGGTCGTACCGACCGAAGGCCCATTTATCGAGCCAGTCGGTCAGCTCGGGTTTTTTGGTTCGTCACTTTCCTTCTTTGTCGGGAGCGACAGGCCAATGCACTTGGCGATGGCGATCTGCACTTCTTGCAGATTCCACCACCCGAACATCTTGCCCGTAGCCTCGAAGGTAACGGTCTTGTCCTCTTCCTTCAACATCAGATAGAGCAACATCTGGAGGTCTTTGGCGTTGCCCAGGTTCGCTTCCGTGATCGGGCGTTTCGTCTCATCCTCCCAGCCGAGCCAGCAATTGTTGTCGAAGGATAGTTTGTGGAGGTGGCCCTCCAGTTCCAGGGTCACCTCCGGTCTTATGGGCAATATCCAACCTCCTTAGCTTGCCCTTCCGCAGTTGATGACGTAGACCACCGGAGCCTTCCCGGTGTCCTGGGTGACGATGGTTATCAGAGTGTTGCCCACCGCCGTGGTGATCGCACCGCTCGCCGCCCCGCTCGTGACCGCGACGCCGTTCACGGTGATAAGTGCCGCCGTCGCGTTGGTCGGGGTGACGGTCACGCTCGCCGTGCCGTTGGTCAGCGAGTCGATGTAGTTGTACACCGTCGCCGAGAACGCCTGCACCAATGTGCCCACGCTGATGGTCAGCCCGGTCAGGTTGGTGCTTGCCGTTATCCCGAGAGATGGAACTCCGGTAACTTCCAGCGTCGCCTCGAACGTCACCTGCTTGTCGATCGGGGAGACTATCCCGAATTCGACCACGTAGGCGTTGAACGTCCATGAGCATCCGATGGACGAAGGGAACGCCATTATCAAGCTCGATAGGAGCGTCCGGTTGGCCCTTGCGTTGTTGAGCACGATCTGCCCGTTCGTGTCGCCTGGGTAGAAGTTGCCCTTTATCTTTACCTGCCCCGCGTCGATGAGCCCGAGTATCTTCTCCTTGTATCCGCTCGTCGAATCATGCGTTGTTACGTCGATAACATTTGCCTTCGGATTCGGAGGCGTGATGTCCAATATCTGTGCGACCGCATTCCCGCTGTAGGTCAGCGTCACCCCGTATCCTGCTTTTCCTTGTGTCATTTTCTCAACCGCTCCTCATTATCCTGAAGTTCTGCACCATCTTCAATACCCTTCCCGCGTCATCGTCATACCATCCGAGCGAGAACACGTCCTGTTCGGCCCAGATGAGTATGTACGTTGTCCCATTTAAGGTGAGGTCTTTCTTTTTATGCAGTGCAGCGTAAATCGCGTTTATCCGGCTCGAGGCGTCGTCGTAGTCGTTGGAACGCACCATCGCCTGAACGCTCATTTGCCTGATGTCCGTGTCCCCGTCGTGCGTGGCCACCGGCCCCTGTCCCGAGAGGTTGTAGATGGTCGAGCACTTTATCGGCCCGTCCGGAAGGAAGCCATAGCTTATCGGGACGCCCGTGAGCGTGCTCGCATAGGTCGCCGGAGTTACTCCGATGCCTTGGGCGATCAGATAGCTGGCGATGTCCGCGCTCGCGTCGGTCAGATCCCTGCCTCCCGGTACACGTTCTGGAACGCCTCGGCCACCATATAGCCCATCTCCGGCAGCCTCGCCTCGATCGGGTCGCTGAGATACCTTGCCTTTCCCACCTTGTGATGATAGCTCATGTCCTCGTGCTGTCTCAGGGCGTAGGCGGTGGAGTAGGAGATCACCGTGGAGATGTTGTTGCCTTCGATGACCGGCCCTTCGATGGCCTGCGTGCTCCTCAAGTCGCCCTGGTCCACCGGGCATTGCTTGTACGAGTCTGCCGCGATCGCGAGCGTCTTGTCGATGAGTGCCTGCCCGATGCCGTCCGGCAGAGCATTGGCTATCTCCTTGAGCTGCGCCAACTGCCGGTCCATCCCCTCGAAGGTCGTAGGCATCAGCACATCACCTCGTAGTGATCGAGCGTCCCGAACTGGTCGTAGACCGTTTTTACCTCGATGACTGGCCTCTTCTCCCCGCTCGGGAGCGTCAGTTGGTCCGTCGAAACTACTCCGCACGTGTCGGGGAGGATGATCTGCTGCGCATGGTTGACTATGGTCGCGCCGTCCTTGCCCACGCTCCAAACGTCTTTAGGTGTTATCCTGCAGGCATATGATGCCGGGGTGCCGTAGGCCGGAAGGCCGGAGGCCGAGGGCGACGTGGACTGATGGGCGATGGAGATCGTCTGCTTCAGATTAAGGAGGAAAGCGGGATTCAGAGCAACCCCCCCAGGTCCTGCATCCATCCGCACTGAGCGCATGTCTGCCCGATGTTCAGCTTTTGGATTGGTTTTCTTATCGGCCTTCTCATGCCGGTGTATTCCTTGGTCGGGTCGGTGAGGGTCAGCGTATACGCGCCCTTGACCATCGGGTTGATGTGGGCGTACAGCTTGGTTATGGTCATGTTCGCCCCCAGGATGATGACCGAGGTCTTGGCGATCAGGTTGTATAACGTCCCTCCCGCCGCCAACTTGATGGTGCATGAGGCCGAGGAC